TTCATGTGTTTGCCTTTTTATATACTGTTTTACCATTAATCTTTTCTGCTATCAATACTTCACCTCTGTTATGATCACTATAACTAATATGCAACCATTTTGGAACTCCCGTACTATCTGGATACTCTATTATTAACTGGTCAAACTCAATAGCACCACAAAAATACAAATTTATTACCTCATCTAATAAAATGCCGTTTTGCTCTTTACCTTTAATCCATAATTCAATATCAGCAGCTTCACCTTTAACATGCTGACTCCTAGAACTACCTCCAATGGCCTTATTTAGCTTTTCACATCTATAACCACTGGTAACTCTAACGGGTAATGCTAACCTATCTCTAATAGGCTGTAATACCTCTTTACAAAGCTTAGTAAGGTTATCAATAACCTCTTGTGATGGGGAATACTGTTCTTCAATACCTAGCCTAGATGCCGTATTGCTTTTTAGCATTTCTGCTAATGTAAAACTGTTGCTAAGTTTCATTGATTGTTAAGTTGTTTCAAATATCCTTTGATTTCACCTATATCAGCCGCAATACATTTAATATCATCTTCAACTTCACTAATCTTTTTCTCTAGCTTCGTATAATTATCTTTCACCTCTTCTTTGATGGCTTGAACATCCTTCTCTAACTGCACAATTAATAGCGTATTTTTCTCAGTTTTATTGTTAAATCTAATGAAAGCAGACAAAAGCCCAATAAATAAAGCTATAAATTGTAGTAAATTCTCGACGGTTAAAAACTCCATGCCTTAAAAAAAAATATTTCTGGTTAAAAATCTTAATTTTAGGCGGTTATGATACATTTTAATCATTTTATAAATATATCAAATTAAAATTACTTTTAAAATTTGTCGTTAAAATGTGAAATACTTTCACTTAACTACATTTTATTTATAGATAATTCTTTAAACGAATCAAATATCGCTTTATCATCATCACTTAAATCTGTATAATTAATAATATTTTGAGCTTCTTCACCAGCATCATTGACATATTGTACTATCATTCTTGGAGGTATTGCCAATAAATCAAATTGAACTACATTTTGTTTAATTTCTGCCATTTTTTAAATATTTATAAAAGTAAGTTTCCTAAACTATCAGGAGTATTAGTAATTAAATTTGCATTAGTATTTACTACTGCCGTTGTTGGGCCTTTAAATGTATTTTTAGCCCATTTACCATTAGATACTGCACTAATATTTAAACCATTTGCGCTAGAATTGAATACTTCAATATGGCATCCAATTACCTCAAAACCATTACCTGATTTAGGCTGAGTTATATCAATGCCATGTGCAGTACTATTATCATAATCTGTTTTTATAGTGCAGTTTTTAATTATAGAATCCCTTTGAGCAGATATACCGATAGAAGCATTAGTATATGCAAAGCAATTATAAGCCATAGCATAATTACCCAGTCTCATACCTCTATTGGCTGTTGAATATGCTGAACAATTATAGGCTTGTGCATAACCTATCAAATATATACCAATATTCGCACTACTATATGCAGTACAGTTTAATATCTTGCTAAACTGAGTAGCACCCCCTGTGGCGTATAAACCTTCAGCAGCGCTACTTATAAACGTGCAATTATGCGCTTCGTTCGGGCCGTTTCCAAGAAATAAACCTCGTCCACCATCTGACTCAAAAACACTATTATATGCCTTGACACCGTTATTTATTATATAATTATAATTAGATGATGAGTATATGTATGAATTATATATTCTACAATCGCTACCTCCAAAACGATTTATAGCCGTAGTAATAATTTTTACTCTGTTACAAACACCCTCAACTAAAAAACCATAAGTACCGCTAGATGAACTTTTAAAAGTACCACCATTTAATGTAGTTTTATTTTTTGCAACTAATGACATTGAATGTTCGTAAACTACGCCATTACTGTTTAATTCACTGGTTGATAAAGTACTTCCAACTATTAATACATTAGTGTAAATTTCATATGTTCCACCATCCCTTTTAATATATCCATTGTTAATAGTAAACTTAACACCATTAGCAATAGTTATAAAATTAAAATTAGAAGCAGCAGTATTGATATAGCTGTACCCATTCATATTCCAAGTAACACCATCAACTAAAGCAATACTATTAGTACTTGTGCTTGTTACATTTGCAAACTGCTCTATAACATCACCACTAGAAGCTGCTGTTAATGCGTCTGCAATAGTTGAATAATAAGTAAACGAACCACTACTATCACTAATGCCAAACTTACCAAAACTAGAACCCATACCAGCCCATGCAACACCATCAAAAACCTTTAATGAGTCTGCTGTTTTATCGTAGCATAAACTACTCTTTTGCGGTGTAATACTATTCCACTGAGTACCATCGTATCTTACCCAATCCTGTAAACTAACTGAACCCCATCCAGCATTAACACTACCACCAGAGGATAATATGTAAATGTCACCGCTGTTAGATGTTGGAGGTGCAACACTAGCATCAACAAAATTTAAAGCTGCTGGTAACAATAATTCATCAATACTCTCTAGCTCCCCTTTTTCGTTTTTAAAAGCATAATCGCCATTATTAGCACCGCTAAACCATTTAGGATTATGTATATCAGCCGCATTTGTAATATTCTTATGTAATATTGCCATATCTTAGTAAAAAATTATACCCTTTTTATTTACTTGCACAGGAGTCTCACAATCATCAAATAAAGGAAACTTTGTAGAATCATCATCCTTTGCCTCTTTAATGTACTCAATCATATCCTTTTTCCAAAAATCAGCCTTGTTAATATAGAAATCCCTAGATTGTGAATACTCAAAGTTACTAGCTTGACTAGATTGCTCTGTGTTATTCTCCATAGCACCTTGATTAGTCAATTGCGTATGTATCTTAGAATACACCTCATATACTACGTAATGAGCTAACATAGGTTTTATAAACTGATTTACTATAATTGTATTGTCAGGAGTTAAACTAGCTCCAGCTATCTGAGTTAAGATTTCATTGTAGTAATCTTTGCCTAACACAGGCTTTACATACTTACGCTGTGATGTTAAAATGTACTTATCAAAATACGCAGTATCAAAATAATTGTCATTTATTGCTTGACTACTTACCTCAGTACTAGTCATAATTTCAGTATTATATGCCATATTTAACTGTTTTCTATTTCCTTAATTTTGCTCTCAGCCCAATTCTTCATACTCTTACCTCCCCACAATAAATATGAGATAGTACCACAAGCCTTTGTATCGCTAGGGTCATAGTACTCTTCTGCTCTTGATAAATAACTAAATGTTCTCTTTATAGTGCTAAAAGACAAGCCTCTCCTATTGGCTATATCCTGTGCTCTTTGCTTGCCTACACTTGTAGCACATCTGTTATTAACCTCTTCATTTAGCTTAATACCTCTTTTAGCATTGTTAACTGCACTATCTGGATAATCAGCATAGGTCTTAGAATAAATACTATTCTGATATGTGTTGTTTATTTCATTCTCAACTTCATCATCTGTATTCTCATCTATATTCTGTACTGCATTCTCGTTTACAAACTGATCACCTCTACCATCATCTAACATTTGTAAGCCTAGCATTTTACGAGCTTCATTAATCGTTATAACAGCATTTAAGTCAACTTTAGCACTATCTCCAACAGGGCTAACATTTAAAATACCTACCTCAATGTTACCGTATTTAGTATCTCTTTTGATAATAGTGTTTAATGCTTTTAGTAATGGCTCTTGAAAATCTGGTATAACTACGCTATTCATAAACTTATCATACTCATCTTTAATCTGTTGGTTACTACCTAACTTACCAGCAGTTTCTATACCAGCCAAACTAGGAGTAATACGGTGAGCAGAAATAATAGCCTTTGTACATAACTGAGATAGCTCCATAAATTCACCATCACGCTCTCTATCAAATTCCTTAATACTTGCAGCTTGTTCTGGAGAATCTAAAAGCTCTACTAAAAACTTATCGTTGTTAGCTTCTCCTGTAAACTTCTCTTTAATCTTTTCAACATATTGCTGTGCGTTCATTCCATCTGGAACCTCACCAAACATTTGAATCAATACACTAGGGAAAAACCCATTGTCAAACTTGTCAATATTGTACTTTGACATTCTGTACTCAATATCAATCCAGTCTAAAGCACCAGCATAATCAGGTAATCCATAGTAATTGAACTCTGGATACTTTCTCATTATAGAAATAATAAACTCTTTTTGATTAGTGTTGTTGTAAAAGTCTAATTCAGTTACAGGATATTGCATTGATGGAGTAGTAGAAAGTTCTATATCTCTCCAAAAGTTTGATAAATATGCTATATCTTTTCTTTTACCTTTTCTTACCGTTGTAGCATCCTCGCAATATAACGCAGTGTAATCACCGCTTTTTTTAATATGTGCATAAGCGTTGCCAGTGATAACATAAGACTGTACAATGTCGCTAAATACATCATATAGGCTATCTCCTTCAGGGTTGACTTCTTTACACCATTCCTGAAAATCCTGCGGCAAATCTGAGTAACTAACATTCTCACCATCTAACTTAAAAGTAAACTCTTTACCCTTTATAAATGTAATTTTTTGATTTATAATACTACTATGAGTACTAGAACGTCTGGCCCTTTTTGCTAAATCATTTACATAAATGTTGTTTGAATCCTGAAAAAATGGTACCCACTTTTGCTCTATATCAATATTAGGCTCTTTCTCTTTTTTTACAATTGGAGTAGTTATAGGATCAGTCTTAACAGTACTAGCCTTTATACTACTAATCTTTTTTTGGCTCATCTTTTACCTTTTCTATTTTTACAACCTCTTTAAATCCAGCGTTGTAAAGTTTTTTTAAGTCTTTTTGGCTTGTTTTGTCAGTAAGGTTAATAACACCCACTGCTCCCATTATCTTTTTACCTATAAAACTAGGCTCTATCACATATTTGCTCATATCTAAATATAATAAAATTAATTAATACTTTATTTCTAAAAGCAATAAAGGGAGAACCTAGCAAAGCCCTCCCTTACTGTTGCAACTGCAACTATCCACCATAAACTAAATTTATGAACCTAAGCTAACAGTACCAGAGCTATTAGTAGTGATGGAACCTACAAACTCTCTTACTAGCTGGGCTTGCTTACCAGCAAAAGTTACAGTATATCCGTTTTGCCCTTGCAATTCAGCTTCTAAAACCTCATTAGCAATAGCATCTACTGATGCATCTTTTCCCATTATTTCATCAAAACCTAAAACAAATGCTTTGTTATCATCAGTCTCTTTGTTATAAGTTTCAAAGATTACAATTAAACCACAAGACTCAACATAACTATTGATTGCAGCAGCTTTAACTTTTTCCATTTTTGGCGCAAATACCTCTAAAGAAGTTTCATAAGAAATAGAACCATTCTCACGAGAACCCTCTGAGCTATATAACTTAGTCTCCAACTCACCTTCAATCTCATAAAACTTATCATCAGTAGTACTTAAAGTAACTGCTGTATAAGAATGATTGTCAGTAGAAGCTGTAAAACTTGTTACATCATCTTTGTTGATAACGAATACTCTTTTAATACCGCCTCTTCGGTTTTCATCGTTACAACTTATTAAAATATCTGTTGAAATTTCTGACATCTTTAAAAAATTTATTAGTTATAAAAATGCCCTCCCGAAAGAGGGCTTTAATTCTTAGTAGTAGAAAGAAATCAATTCACCAAATACAAACTGTGCTCCCATTTTGTACTTAGCGATAATTTTCAATAACTCATCGTCATCGTCATTACTTCTAAACTTCAATTGAGCACCAGCATCAGCTACATCAGTACCAAT